GGGCGATTAACATCGCCTTTTGCTGCTTCATAGCCTGCTTCTCCTTGCCTTTCGGCACGTAAGAGGCTAACCTACATGTGCAAAGCATGAAATTGGCCTCAGATTAATGTTAAGCGTCTTGCCGGACGCGTAATGTTAACTGGGGCTTTTCTCTGTCTGCCTTACGGTGGCATGCCCGAGGCAGACAGCCTCAAGCACCCGCAGCAATTCTACTTAACTCTCGCTTTACCGCAAACCGTTTTTACCCGATATGGGAATCCCCATATCGCAATGAAATCAGTTTCCCATCCGATCCATCAAAAACACAACCAGGCAGTAAACGCCCACAACAGAAATAACGGCCAGCGCGCCTTCCATTGCCAGTGAAAGATCATCCGACATATTCCCTCCTTTGGTGTGAATCCCGGCGAACGTTTTTACTCCCACCGACAAATAACATATACTAAAAAAGCGATAGCCATAGCAACGCCTGTAATTGCAAAGGCTTCAGGCCAGTTCATCGTAAAACATCCTCCACACTTATCAGTCCATTTCGCTTCAGATAGTCCATCGCCTTATCCGGTAATTTGCAGTCCAACTTCGCTTTCTTCAGATGCCTGGCTAACTGCTTTACCAGCATGGTTAACTCGTAGACCGAACGTTGATACTCCACTGGTTTGTATTCATGCAATTTACCAACTGGCTCTGCTTCCAGCAATGCCAGTGCAATCCGTGCCAGTTCCATTTGTTCGCCACGGGTAAGTCCGTTATCAAGCGGATTTTTAATGAATAATTCGATACGTTCTTTGGTAATAGAATTCATGCTATTTCACCTTAATCTCAACATTTCGCAGCTTTAACTCTATTGGTAGGTCTGACTTTCCTGTTAATGCTAATGCGAGATTTTCAGGAGTAATGAGAGCAGTTATTGTTTTCCCCATCGCCAGACGAATAATCATTCGTATTTCGCGATCGTCACATGCTCCTGGTCGAACAATTGATATTTGTCCGTTCATCTCACTCTCCTTTGATGCGAATGCCAGCAACACGTAGTGCATGTTCTAAGTCAGCCAGATAAAGCCAGCTGCCATTTTCCTTAGGTATCATAATATGGCGCTCATCAGCATTTATCGGGTGTCCATAGCGAAGTTCATAACCAACCGGTAACTGGACTTCCCTTGCCTCCAGTTCTGCAATGCGCTTGTCTTTGGCCTCCAGTTCATCAAGGACCTTTTTTATGGCTGGCGAATGTGTCATATAACTCGCAGCCGGACCAGCAAGCATTATCCTGAGCTGTACTTTCGCTTTTTCTATTTTCATCTACGCCATTACCTTGTTTCGCAACCAGACACAAACCGGGCCATCTTCAGTATCATGAATGGAGCCAATAAACCAGCCTTCTCCCTCTGGTCGTTCCGGTTCCCAGGCGGAAATACCGGAGTCATCTGCATCTGAATTAAAATCATCTTCATCCATACTGCAAATAGTCCACTGAAGATTATTTACCTTCATCCAGGCGTCAAATTCCTCGGTGGAAATATATTCACGACCTGCGCAAAACTTTTCATACTCCGGATGTGTCCAGCAGCCATATTCATCACGTTCTACCTGCATTTCTTTAATTTCGCTCACTTGTTGCCTCCTGGAAAATAACCGCATGTCCCAGTTTCTCCGCCAGTGCCAGCTCAGCCCTTGCACCTGCCGACTGCTGCCAGCCTTTCAGCATGTAAACCGCATCCACGCAACGGAGCATTGCCATGCAAATATCCATGTAGTGTGGCTGAGTCAGCCCGTCCGGAAGTACTGCCGGATTTAAAACGGTATGCCCTTCCCGTTTCAGCACCTCTTCCGCTTTGTGAAATGCCTCGCGGTTAAAATTTTCATATCCCGTCATCGGACCGGCGATATAAACCCTCACCCTCACTCCTGAACCCTCCTGTCGAAATAAACGTAGTTATTCACTGCGCCCAACTTCATCCCAAACTTTTCGGCAATTTCCCGTCGGGGTACACCACGCTGATGCAGTTGCCGCGCCAGCTCAATATCACGCTGTGAACATTTGGCTGACTGGTGATAATCACCCCGTAACATCATGCTGAGACCCAGTTCCCGCGCTTTCGTCCTGACGGCTGACTCACTACGGCCAATCAGATAACCGATGCTTTCGACTTTCATCGTTCCCGCACACTGCCGGAGTATCAGGATTTCAGCCCGGCACCACTTCTTCCAGCCACTCACCGCTGCTGCTCTCTGGTGGCGGTAATATCCCGGAGAATATCCCTGTGTTTGTTCAGTTCCCGTAGCGCAGCACAGACTCGCTCCCACTTCTGAACATCACTTTTCGCCCGGCGCAGCTCGCGGTTAGCCACATGCAGCGATGGTAGAATCAGGTCATCTGCTTTCGCTTCAGTGACCGATGGCTGTAACTTCACAATGTCTTCCTCGATTTCTGTTTTCATTTCTTCCTGTGTCGTTGTTTCCTGGACTGGTAACGCAACTCCTGCTGGCTGAGGAAAGGCTTTACCATCCGTTTCCGCTGCGGATGCAGCTTCCGGCTCTGCTGGTAAATTATCGCCCGGCATGCAGTAACGAAATTTACCGCCCTGATTCACGCGAATCAGACGCCCTTTGCTGATTGCCATTGCCAGCGATGAATTCGCCCGGCGGGAGGTAATTCCGAACATCAGTGCCAGTTCATCCGCCGTTTGTGGGCCATGTTGTTCAATCGCCTCTGTCAGCATTTGCGCTGTCACTTTCGGTACCGGTGACACCGGTTCACTTTCACCAGCCTGAGTCAGCCACCACATCGACCCCTTGTTATCCGCTTCACCGCGGCGCTTCAGTTTCCACAGTTCGTTGACCGCCTCTTCACGGCTGATTCCAAGGCGCGATGCCACTACCTGTGAAGAGGCTTTTTTCAGTGCTTTCAGTGCGTCAAATACGGTTTCCATTAAAACGTCCTCCGACAAAAATTACTTCACAACCCTCTGATTGCTGACATTTGGACGCCAGCTATCCCAGTTAAACGTCACCCATCGACCACCGTTCATGGTCATGCGGTCCATAATCCTCTCACCGAGAAGCGTACTCATTGCGGCATGATTCAGGTTTGTTAACATCCCGACACTGCACAGTGATGCTGTCCGGCGATCAATTATCTGGTGCAATACCACCTGCTCGTTTTTCGTCTCACGCTGAACGCCTATTTCATCCAGGACCAGCAAATCAACCCCGCAAAGCTCCTGTAAAAATTTTTCCCCGGACTGGCCGTTGTCGTAGCTGTCATGCAACACACTCATGACGTCAGACACGGTGACGATAATCACGCTGCTCCCCTTCGCCATCAGCCGGTTGCCCATCGCCGCTGCAAGGTGATTTTTCCCGGTGCCGGTTTTACCGCTGAACACAAAATTCGTGCACCCGGTCATCAGTTCGTCAGCGATGGATTTTGCCTGGCTCAGCGCGTGTTTTTGCCCGTCGTTCTGCACCTGATAATTCGCAAACGAGCATTTGCTGTGCAGAGGCTGGATGCCCGAACGATTCAGGATTTTTTCCACCCGCAACTGGCGATTCTGGCGGTTAATCTCCTCGCTGCGTTTTCGTCCTTCAGCAAGCTGCCATTCCCGCCACTCCTCCACCGTCCGGTACGGTGGAACCGCCCCCTGTGGTGCAAGTCTGCGAATACGTTCAAGAACCCCGGCTGCCGCAATGTTTTTCATGCCACGTCACCCCCTGAATCCAGGCGGTATTTCAGTGTCCGGTTCAGAAATGTGATTCACGCAACGCTGCGCGGGCGAACGCCCCAGGCGGATAACCAGTTCATCCCATTTTTCCCGGAGTTTTGCCGGACTCATGATGTTTTTTACCCAGAACGAATCCCGCTGGACACGCCCAAACATTTCACAAATTTGTCTGTGAGTTCTGCCATCCAGCATCCGCATTGTGCGCACGTCATTGGCCCATGCTGTCCAGTTGGGTTCTTTCGGTCTCGTGATCTCGCCATCATCGCTGGCCGCCTGCTCGTAAAGACTCACGATTCGTCCCCAGATCCACTGTGCGCACACCAAATCTTCCTGACTTCCCCACTGGCGTTTTTTCGCACTGAACACAACCGCGTCAGGGTGTCGGGTTAAAAAATCCTGTTCAGCCGTCTGCGGGTCCGGTTGCGAAGCGTCCGGACAAGAAGATCTTTTCTCTGACGGATCAGGTTTTAATACTGACGGATCGGGGTCAATCATCGCCCCCCTAATCGGCAGTTTTTTATCAACCGTTGATCCATCAAAATTTGACGGGTCAACCGTTGAGGGGTCAATATTTGACGGGTCAACTGTTAACGGGTCATTTTTTGCCGGGCTAATTTTTCTTTTCGGTTTATATGACTCACGCGCCGCCGCCGCAGCTGCTTCGAGTTTTTCCACATTAAGCCGATAGATATTGCTTACATTACGCCCACCGACCTTACGCTCTTCCTTCGTCAGCCAGCCCTCTTTCGCCAGTTCTGCAATAGCCGATTTCACGGTGGATTCACTTCTTGCACCGATCTGACGCCGGATAGTTTCAATGGCAGGCCATGACACGCCCTCGTCATTGCTGTAGTCTGCTAGACGGGCCATCACTGCCACCCGGGATAAGATCATGCCGGTGAAGGCGCATCCTTCCCAGACAAGACCATGAAGCTTGCTGCTCATAAAACCCCCGAACACCGTGCTTTTAGTGCATCACCACAGCATTCCCTGCCGGGCCGCCGCGATTCATCTGGTCATACAAAACAACCGCTGACGCAACAAAATCGTCGACATCCTTCACCAGCCGATCCCGCCGTTCGACGATCTCACGGTAATACTCAGAACTGTGGCTGCGCATACGGGCCACCAGCAAAGGCGGCATCGCCTTTTCGATCGCTGGTAACAGAGCCTGAATTTTTTCAACAGCATCAGGGGTGTCTTTATCCAACCAACGGAAAATTTTCTGGGTATTACGGGCCAGGGCTTCCGGATGACTGTCGTCATACAGTTCCGGGAACGTCATCCCCAGTTCGAAATAAGTCCGGGCTATTTCAGCTGCAGGAACTTTCTCGCCATCAGGATATGCCCAGGCATTGATCGCCATGCGGATGTGTTCATGCTTGATTTTCATGAATCAAGCTCCTAGAAAGTGGTTGTGTTAACGTTTTGGTATCTTCCAGCTCAGGCCAAATATTCATCCAATCAAAAGGCCTTAGTTGCTGACGTGTAACTTCACCATTACTGGCTCGCTCAATAAGGACACATAACGATGCCCCTAACACTTGACCTTTACTCAATGCCTTTCTTAGATAACCGATGCTGGTACCACACTCGCATGCAAACATACGCTGTTCATCTGACGAAAGAGAATTGAGAAATATTCTTAATTCTTCCATAGCTACTCCTTAGTAAACACAGCAAAGAATACCTATAGGTAAACAAAAGTCAATACCTTTGGGTTGTTTACCTTACGGTAATCACATCTATTATTTACCTATGGACAAATATGAATTTAGACGACAGCAGCTCATCAAAATTCGTGATGAGAAATGCGATGGTAAAGCGGTTAACGTAGCCAGAAAGATCGGTCGCGAGCCTTCTTATGTATCAAGAATGTTGTACCCAGAGGGGAAAAAGGGAAAAAAACGGATCGCTGATGATATGGTGGAGATTATCGAAGAGTCCTTTGGGTTACCCCGAGGATGGATGGATGGTATCGTTTCATCATCAACGAACACAGCCTCCAATTATGAAACAAGGGTTCTAACGCCACGACAACGTATTTTTTTAGATCTCCTAGACGAGTTGCCAGAAAGTGAAGCGGATAACTTATTAAAAACTCTTGAAGAGAAAAAACAGTATTACAATATGATCTACGAAGAAATCCGTAAAAAGAAAGCACAAAACGCATCATAACTCACCAAACAACCAGTCACCAGTTAAGACACCTCAAAAAAGTTACCCACGGGTATTTACTTTTTAGATACCCGTGGGTATTCTTCCTTTCATACCAACCCACTCCGCCCCACAGAATGCAGGGCAATACCTCGAGTTACCCGGCAGTGGTCAGGGGTTAAGTAGCCAGCCCGAGGCGTATGAACATGACGGCGGGAACACTTTGTATAACAGCGCAGCAGGTTTTTAGTTCCGCTACCCCGGCGTTAAGGGGAAATGAGGTCAACATGGATACTATCGAGCTTGGCAACAACGAATCTCTGGTGTGCGGCGTCTTCCCCAATCAGGACGGCACGTTTACCGCGATGACGTATACCAAAAGTAAAACGTTTAAAACCGAAGCTGGCGCGCATCGCTGGTTAGCCAGAAACGCCAACTGATTAGCGCCAGTAAAAACAGGTTTCCACAGGTTAATGTACCCTGAAAAGTCATGGCATAACACGAAAGCGCACGGAGAGGTTTCTTTGCATATAAGTCTTGTCGTTAAATTTCTTCGACCGTGCGCTTCCGGTTGTGTAGCCAGTGCAACCTCGTGGTGTACCCATTGGCGGCATCGGTTTGTTGCTGACTGATGTCCGCCCTTTTTAAAGTGAATTTTGTGATGCGATGAATGCGGCTATGCGCACGCGGAACAGTTAAAGCAGTAAGGCGGTATTTTACTGGCGTAACAAGCATCAACTAACCCGGCGTTAATTGTTAACTGGTTAACGTCACCTGGAGGCACCAGGCACTGCATCACA